CCTTGAATCTATTCAAGTCGAAAGATAATGCTTTCATATATTTTAGTTATCTGATTCTTATACATTTTGCAAATTCCGTCGAGATCGCAGATAACACACGAAAATTTTCATAATGATTTTACGTCAATGATATTATTTTCGATGAGATAGATAAGCATTTTTGCTCTACAATCAACTTCATTATCGCCAGTTGCCCACATTCCAAAAACTCCTCCACCTATTTACCGTTGTGAAGTAATGCGTGTATCTCTTCCAAAGTTTCCCGCACCACGTCTTCACGGGTTTTTTGGATGAAGGATTTAAGGCTTTCTATTCCCTCTCTATCCAAATCCATATAGTCGCCCTGTCTCCCTTCCATGTGTAGTTTCTCTACATATAATGTTTCGAATTCTTCCTGCCATGTCATATGGTTATTCGTATAGATTGCTTAGTGCTAGTTGCTCCGTAGGCCTCTCCTTTATGCCCGCAAGTACATCGAGGATATATATTTTCCGATATTATGAAATCAGACTCAAATACTGTTACTCTGACCGTATTGCTCATATTATGGAATCCGAAAAAACATTTTATTTTTTCTAGCATACTTATTCCTTACTTGAATTAAAATACCTCTCAACCTCCCGTCTCAAGTCCTCGTATTCCCCTGCGTCCGCTCTGGCTATGAAGACCGAATATCTTCATCTTTCCGTTGACTATGTGCAAGAGTAAACTACTGTCTACCTCTATATCTTGTTTCTTTGCTCTCATAAAAGTCCATACATAAAGAAATCATCAAGTTTTGATTCTATCATATCCCAACTTGCTAACCATGGTTTATCGTCAACGACTATGGTGAGCTCTTCCCCATCATGGCTATACCTACCTTCCACTCCTTTGACTTCAAAAGTTCCATTAGTGTACACATGACCACCATTATTTTCCAGATTTTCCACTCCTTCTAAGAATTTTTCATCTGTAACCCCATTATATACACATTTCATAAAAGTTTGGTTTGTTCTTTTTTAGTTAGCTTCTTCCCACTTAATATAACCATCATTTCCGCATACAGGGCAAACTCCGTCTACAACACCGACTAAGATTTCTTCATCATCACTTTTATTCTCACAGTTAGGGCATAATTCTACGATATAAAAACCAGGAGGCCTGTTTTTAAGATTTTGTAATAACTTTTCATCTCTCATAAGTCTTTATTTCTCGAAGATTAAGAATTCCTTCTCATCATATTCCCCAAGATACATGCCTTTTTTACCGAATATCTTCATCTTTCCGTTTACGAAAATCGGCATGATCCCGAGAGATAGGAAGTCTCCGAACCAATGAGAAATGCCTAATTCGAAATGGACATTGATAAACCAATAGGATGTAGCCCAGATTCGATCCCAGACTTGATCACCGACTTGATCCCAGACTTGATCACAGACTTGCTTCCTGACTTGATCACAGATTTGCTTCCTGACTTGATCACAGATTTGAGACCCGACTTGCTTCCTGATTTGATCCCTGACTTGAGCCCTGACTTGATCCAGTGGACTTTTAAGTTTTTCCTTAATGGTTTTAAGCGACGGAAGTTCAGTCGCCTGATACGGATTGTATTGTTCTGGATCGAATTCCTTTCCTATTTTCGAAACAATATTTTTCCCGTTTTCACCGTATCCAAGCCACTGCGGAAGCTCTGAAACCGTAAGCAATCTCGATACCCGAACCTTATCGCTTCCTTCACCACAGAGAGCGTCTTTGTGATAAATACAGAAGAGTATTTTATCAGGAGTGTTGTAATTGCCCGCTCCGATGAAGCTCTTGCCAAGGTGCAATCCCACACCACAATCAGCGCCATCTTTCTCAGCACCTTTCTGCTCAATCCATTTTCCGACTTCGTAAAATACTTCTCCGGTTCGGAAGTCTGAACCGTCCTTCTGCGTGAACTTAATACCATAACCATAATCAGATACTTCACATACCGCTTGCAGAAACATCCACACGAAATCATCTTCGTCGAGTCCGCCGATACCGGTTCCGAGTCCGGAGATAAGCAGTACATCGTCTCCATGCCCGTTATCCATCGCGAACTTGAGCGCCTTCGCAACCAGCTCACGAGTCGCCTTGAAATCTTCTCCAACCGTGACCGTGAAGATAATATCTCCGATACGTTGATTACCCTTCGACTTATCGATTTTCGAGCATTCTTCAGGATATTTTTCAGCGATAAAAGCATCCAATCCGCCGCCCATGGAAAACATAGGGTTGCTAGCGGAAACGATGACACCTTTTTCCGCAAAAATGTCTCCGCTCTTCACAACAATCTTGAACGGAAGATGTTTGACTGCCTTTCTCACTTTCGAAACTAAACTCTTGTTTTTATCGATGAATACGATTTTCATACTTTTACTTTATACTGTATAAATTAATTGTTTTTCGTCGATGTCGTAGAGAGATATGTTCATATTACTTTGAGAAAATATTGATTATTGTCTTTTCTGCATTCTTTATAGATTCAATGACACCATTTATACTGCGCATAGCAACGCCTGAGTTCCTTGGTGCGTCTTTTACGAACTCTTGGCAGATAGATGCCAAGTCGGGATAATAACCCACTGTAATCCATTCCAATGAAGTCAAACCAGTAACTTTGTTTTTTACTTCTCGCTTAGATTTCCAAACGTAATTGCTCGGAATTATATCTATTCTATTGTTTTCATCTATTTTGATTGTTTTTTCGATTTCTTCTTGTGATTTATAAACTTTCATAATTGCTACTTAATTTTATGACAATAATGACACCGAGTTATACCTGGCGGCCACCACTTTTCCCAAAAATGACCTCTTAAAAAACATCTCATATTAGTATTCCATTGAATGATTTCCCCCACCGCTCCAACTCATCCCGTCTTCCTGAAACATTGTCATATCAAAGTGTTCTTGTACTGGTATCTTCGTGCTTGGCGTCTTCCACTCCATTGCTATGAGAGCCATTGAGTGAGCGAATTGCTCGAACATAAGCCCTGCGTCTGTTGCTTCGTTTGCGCTGTCAATCGTTTTCATAGGCTTTCTTATTTTTTTGGATTAGGTCGAGATTCCAGGAGTCTTCTTCTGCTTGCTCGACGAGCTTCTTCATCTTCGCCCATTCGATAATAGATTGAAGCTTAGCTTTATCAATAATATTTACTGTTTTTACTTTGGTTTTTTCCATACATTTTAGGTGATATACGAAATCGTTTTTTTCCACAATCTCTTTTGATCCACTCAATATATCTTTTTTGCAAATTACACACAATATTTTCATAGTCATTTGGGATTTTTAAAAATATATACCATGAAATTTGCCAGTAAAACATGCTCGAATTGGATAATGTCTTGATCAATACCTTGTTCTTTCCTGTTGATAAGATATTCATTCATGTACTTCTCTAGTTGTATTAGTGATAGCTGTTTCCTTTTCATATTTTTTTGTTATTTAAATAAAACTGTATTATTTCTTCAAGAAACACTGCCATCCCTCCTTTCTTCTTCGTTTCTTTCTTGGCGAGTAGTTTATCGAGCTTCGCTTCTATTCTATCTATTTTATTGATTAAGTAACTCTCTGCAAGGTCACAACAAACACATTGGGTTCCACATCTTAACCATTTACTTTGTGTTTTTATTTCTTGCATAATCTTTTTATTATTTCCTCAACCACGTTTACTACGACTCCGTTCCCGCATAGTTTGTAGCGCTGACTCATTGATACGCCTTCCGTCCAACCATCAGACAGTCCCATTAGTCTTTCACATTCAGTGGGAGTTAGGCGACGGATTTTCATCCCATCATAGATTCCGTGTTTATCTTGTCCTGTGAGAGTGAAATTTGGTTCACCGTCTTCTTTGAAACGTCTGCCGTTTTGTCTTTTTATGAGGCGGTCGGGTGTCAGTACAGCCTGTATGAATGGCTGTCTATTTCCCCCCTGCATAGTGTTTAGAGTTGGTGATAAACCATCATCTGAATATACTCGGTCATTGGAGTGTTTGGGCTGATTTAATTGTCGTACACCAAGTCGTCCTTCATACCCCCCCCTATTATCAATGCCGGACTGATTCCGTTCCTCTGCCTCGGTGGCGCACTGAATCCCCTGTTGTTCTCTTTTTGTCGTTTGTTGTAATCCATCAGTTTTTTCACATATTCGTCCGATAGGAAATACTTGTCGTCCACCGAATCCTCCAAAATAGAGCTTAATGCTGTTTCGCATACTGTTTCCATTTTAGTTTGATAAATGTTTTCCCAATCTTTACCATCTCCAATGCTGAAAAAAAGTCTCCCTTGATATGGTTGCATCGCAAACAACAAAGGCATAGATTCCCCATTTCGTAATCTTTCAATGAGTCCATTCTGTCGATGGTCATTCTTGTCGTCCTGTTGTTGTACTTGTCCGGGAGTTCCTTCAACTGGCTCTCGTTGAGACCACAATAAAAGCATTTCTTCGGTTGGTTCTTGTACCATTCCACAAACTCGTCCTGTGTCATCAACACTTTCCAAGAACGCTCCGAGTGTCTCAATTTTTTGTATATTCCCTTCGGACTCTGATCGTATATTTTCTGATAACTTCTCAACTTCACACGGTTGTCCTTTGCGTATTGCCTCCCCAATTCCCTCAAGCAAGCTTTGCATTTCGGTTGAGGATAGCTCTTTCCCCTGTCTTTCCTGAATACGAAGAAGAAGTTCTCTTGTGTCCGAGGCAAGTTCTTCTGGCAACCAGTACATTTTTTCATTATAGGATATGTCATTCTTATATTGTATAGGAAACACTAATTTTTGACAAGTGCCAAGATGTCCGATAATGAACACTCTTTCCCTATTCTGCGGGACTCCGAAATTCTTTGCGTTAAGCACTTGCCATTCGACAGCATACCCCAATTCTGCAAGCGCGGTGATGATGGTTTTGAAAGTTCTTCCACTGTCGTGAGAAAGGAGTCCTTTGACATTTTCAAGTAACACAAGCCTGGGGTGCTTTTCTTTGACAATTCGCAGGACATCATAGATGAGAGTTCCTCTGGTGTCTTCAAATCCAGCTCGCTTTCCAGCGATTGAAAACGCTTGGCAAGGGAAGCCTCCGACGAGGAGGTCGAAGTCTGGTATGGTGCTTGCGTCGATGCCTGTGATGCTTCCATAGTTTTTGTGTGTTGGAAAGTGTTTTTGATAAATTTGGATGGCATACTTGTCGATCTCACTAAACCCCACGACTTCAATATTTTCTGCACCGATGGCTTGGATAGCACCGAGTTCAAAGCCACCATATCCGCTGAACAATGAGAGCATTTTAATTTTTCCATTGTGTTTCTGAAGCTGATATTGCTGGATGTATTCCTTGGTCGCTGGGGATTCGTTTCGGTTGCTTCCACGCTCTTGAATTTTGAGCAATATCATTATCATACAATCACCAAACCAATTAACACCAAGACCACTGCAATCTTCACATACCACACGAAAGTATACCACTCATCTGTACGGAATACCCACTTGTGCTTATCCCACCAACTCATATTTTTCCCGCCGTATCTCATGTAGAGGTGAATTAGCTGTGAATAAATTAGACATTTTTCTTTGCCTGAATAATTACACCTAATTTTATAAGATTTTCGATGTCTTCGTCTTTGAGAGTTTTTCGACCAGTGAGAAGAAAAAAAGCCTCCGCCATTTCTAAATCTCTGATAAATTTCCGCTTATGCCCGTATTGCGTTACTTCTTCGTATTCAATCATAGTTTCATTATTTAATATATACCCTCTAACTATCAATCAAGGCAAGAATAGAGGAGTCGAACCTCGGCTATGTCCCAACACTATTTAAAGTGATTTCGAACCGCTCGTCATTACGGTATTCTTTTATGCTATTTGCGGAGGTGTACCGCCTGAACATATCACTATACTCACATTGCTGTGCCACCCGTGTCCTTGATTGATAGATTGGAAGGTACATCGTAACTGCTTCGCCGACATGTCGTGCGCCGTAGTCGTTTATTTTACTTGGCTGGTTTGAAGGCTCGTTTTTATCGTCCTCGTTCAACCTTGTAATAAGTATACTCCTATTTTTGTCATTTGTCAAGTATTACTTAGTAGTTGATAATGAAAAAGAAAAAAGCCTTTTCAGGCTAATCTCTCTTTACTGTATTCGTTTTCAATTTCTAAATCCATTTTAGTTGCCTCTTTTGAATAGTAATCAGCTTTTTCGTTTTGTTCTCTCGGTATCCATTTGAAATAGACTTTATCAAATTTCTTTTTAAGCTCTAAAACTCTATCTTGAAAAGCATCCATGCGGTAATTAGCATGCTTTCTGCTTTTTGGTTTTGATCCATTTGCTCGGTTTGTAACGATTTGTGAGTCCATTTTAAAACAAGCTTCTTCTATCTCTTCATTTATAGCCCACTCCATTGCCCATATAAGAGCTTTGAACTCAGCTTCGTTGTTCGATATACCTTGAACCTTTTTTGAGTCGCCATACTCCAATTCTGAAACCCACATACCCAATCCTACTTCTTTTACCGTCCCTAACTTTCCATTGTGTCCGACAGTTGCTCCATCTGTGTAAATTTCAATCATACTATTTATGATTATCCTTGTAAAAAATAATTATATCTTCTAATGTTTTTGCCAGTGTTCTTTTTCCTTTGATGTCCCTTAAGTAGTTTACGCACTCTTTACTTATTCTTACCAAACTCTTATAAATTGTATTTTCCCACTTACCTTCTTTTTCATTCATTTGTTTTTGTTTACTTAGTTTACTTAGTTTACTTAGTTAACTGTACCCCCCTCTCGTTTTATTTGCTTACCCATTATCATGCCTGCGGTTAGAGCATATCCTTCTAACCAGGAGGTAAAATGGTATAAGTGTAACAAAATATCTTAATGAATGGGGGTAAGTTGTCCATTAAGAGCAAAAAAACCAAGAAAAAAATAAACGATTTCGATTTTATTTTCTTTTTGCTGTTTTCGCTTTTTCTTTTTGTCTAAATGTCAGAGTACCTGGAGTCGAACCAGAGCCAAATCCTTTAAGGGACTCATGCTACCGTAACAACTTACTCTGAAGGAACTTGACTTATATTTTCCCTATGATACAATAAAAAACACACTCACAACTACCTGCCTTTGCCTTAGAAAGTGACATGAGAGAGTTTGTCATTGACCTAGGCAAGCATGTGTGAACATGTTTTATTCTCTCATCTACCGCTTTCTAAACAGTATTTGTATATAGTATAACACATGAAATACGAAACTACAAGCTTTTCCCATTCTTTTTTTTAGAGTGGTACTTTATTCGCCTTTTTCTATTGTGAGAACTCTTCTCAAATTCGTCTGGAGACATAAAGCTCTCGGCTTTTATAAGCCTAAATTCTTTGATTACCCTGTCAACATTGACAGAATCATCAAGTATTTTCGCCACCAACAAGTCTAAACCTTCCATATTTGTTTTTTACTCACCAGTTATCCGTTTTTTGTCATTACACGAATTTCAAGCGTTTTTTATTTTCCGGTATTTCTAACATGTCCGAGATACCCAGTTTTCATTTGCTTCGTCCAGGTAAACTTTAACAGCTTCAACCTAGCTCTATATTAGAGTATAGCACACAAAATTACAAAAGTCAACACCTAACAAAAAACCGACCAGGGTTTTTATTCCCGATCGGTAATTTTTCTTAAACGCCCCGCTTACATTATAACAGTAATTCGTATTTTGTGAGTTTTTGTCCTCCCGAGTTTTTGCTTTTTGACTCAAATTCCCTTATTTTCATGCTCCGATGTTTTTTCGAATTGTTGTCGTCTTGCCACCCAGTAGCAGTCTCTCCCGCAGTATTTGCCTGTGTTCGCTGTCGGGGTGAACTGCCTCTCGCATGTTAGACACTCGCGAGACTCGACTATTTTCTTTCTTCCTGAAAGGACTTTAAACCGTTCTCTTAGCCTTTCTACGGTCTCTTTACTTCGCTCGTACTGTAGGGGTACGCCTTTTTTGAATCGCGTCACCTGGCCAAGTTTTTGAAGCCTTGCGGGCATGTCGTTTTTGATCGCTAGTGTGCGGAGTAGCTCGCGGTGATCGTCCGTGATAATGCCCTTCTTCGTATCGTATCCCAGCATTCGCTTGTACTCTTTAGCGCTAATCTCGTGTTTTTGCCAAACATGAGCGCATACTTTAATGAATTGACGCCCACATATTGAGCATTTAAGCTTATTTTCATTCATATTGATATAGTTTAATAATACAAAAAAGCACAAACATCTAATGTTTGCGCCGTTTTGCGTTTTGGCTTATATTGCCACGCTTTACAGTTTCGCTTTCTTCTATTTTTTCATTATTTAGTATAGCCCCCGCATGAGTCCATAGACACATCGCAATCATCGCACCATAAATACATCTCGTCATCGTCTGTACTAGGCACGGCGTGCATTGTACCGTTACACTTAATTTGTGGGCTTAGTCGGACGCCCGAACGGACGCCCTCAAAGGCTACAAATTGATTATTTCGGTATAGACAGTGCCTGCATGGTCTCGCCCTTTGCTTGTCCGGTCTACCGTCAAAATAAATTGCCCTTCTTGGTGTGAAAATCTTACGATACCGATTTCATAAATAACTCCATTGTGTAACGCCGTAAGTTTTGTATGGATGTAGTCATTACCTCCTTTTCCTTGCTCTTTTCCTCGTTCTGATGAAGTTTTTGCGTAGAGTTTCATATTGTTATTTTACAAAGAAATAAAAGTTTTTTTTGCCATTGTATCCCATAATTTGCATTTTTCGGTTAATACTCACCCAAAAAGTGCCAATTCTAAAAACTACGTGGTTACTATATCGGGTTAGTTTCATGTTGTTAGTTTAATTGTTTAGCCAATTCGATTGCTTCCTTTGAGGTTGTCACCGTTGAGTCAATAAAAATTATTTTAGTGTCTTGCTCTTTCATACTTTCTATACTTATAGTCTATCTTATATTGTAGACTTTACCATGCCCCCAATATAGGGGCATTAAAAGGCTAGAAGTTTTGGATTATCACCCCACCATCGAAATCCATAACGATTGTTTTATTCTGTAACCATTCCAAAGCCGCCGCTTCATTCTTTGCTTGTATCTCAAAGAGGTCGTCACCTTCCTCGCCCTCGACGGGCATATTGTCGGGTTGGTACGCCTCCATAGCGTCCCACGCGCTTTCGTATTGCGCATAGTCACAACAGAGAGCAATCACATCAAGCTCCACTTTCTCGTCTGTAGATTCCTCGTAGTCTTCGAGATGCTCAAACAATGCTCTTCTTCCTGAAACCGTGAAATTGTCGCCACGGTTCATTTTTTCAAACGCGTTTACAAATTCGCTCGAGTTTATTACTTTAAACATAATTTTTCGCTCTTTTTTCACGCCGTAAGGCTTGAATTTCGAGCTTTTTATTTCCGCGCTTAATCGGCGGACGGATAGGCACCTACCCAACATATGCCCACCTCGTCCAATGACTACAAGCCCATCATCTCAATCTCTCTATATTCCCAAGTGCGCTGAAACTTAGCCGATACTTCTTGCAAAAGCTTTTGACGATTCAAAAATTCTCTCACCTCTTGCATCATTGTTACTCTTTCGATTGTTTGCGCTTTTTTTTCTTGTGTTGCGAGCCACTCGCCCGCTGTGCCTCTGTATGAGTAGGACATATTTTTGCGCTAGATAAGGCTCTAGCTGGCTCTTAGTTGATAATCTTCGCAAACGGAGGATTTGTTTTGGTGGCTAGCCAGTGGCTCAGCCGATCGCATCACTCATCCATGTGCCCAGTATAGCAGAAGGAAGGAATCTTGTCAAGCTTTTTTGATGAATTATATTACTTTGGCTTAATAGAGCCAAAAAGAATTATAAGATTTCTACTTTTTACAGAATAAAATCAAAAAACTTGGGAATTCGCTTCGGGTATGGTATAATATAAGTACATAGGCAGGTTACTTGATGTGTCGAAGATATGCGCCGTTATTGTATGCGCTCCATGCGCTCCAATCACCGCGGGAATCATATATCTTGCGGGCTAGTGCGATATTCGCGGCGGGATTGGTGCATTGTTCGACTGTTGGACGGTGTACGCTGTTGATCTGATATATACCGCAATCTTTTGAGCCGTTACGGTTTCCATGATTGACGGCATGATGATTTAAGCCACTTTCCGCTTTTGCTATCGCAAGGGCAATCGCTGGTGATTCCGGGAAAGTATCATAGATCATTGATTCGATAGATTTTTCTTTCAGTTCTTTTTTCGGCTCATTATCGCATTCTACAACATCAAGGCCACACATCGGGCTATATTCTGAAGCTTGAGCGGATTCTATTGGTGATGTAAAGGTTACAACGCGGCGGGAATTCATAACGGGGAATAAGAAGGAATATACACATATATTGATAAGAACAAGTAATACAACCTTTTCAGCCTTCGACTTTTTCCTTGTTTGACGCTTAAGGGCGATATAATGGTTGTATCTAGTATCTAAGTTGCGGTTTACAATTCTTTTTATTTTGTAGTTCATAGTTTTGTATTAAAAATCGGGAAAAGCCCGAAAGCTTCACCCGTAGCTATAGTATAGCATAGATTTTTCAAAAAAGCAAGGAAAGGAAAACGGCTTCAATCGCGCAGGAAAAAGGAAAGGTATACACATACCATTACAGGAATTTAAAAAGCTTACAGGCCAATTTTGAGGCTATGAAGTAAAGAGTGAAAGTTAAGTAAACAGCCCTGAGTAAGCCATTAAAGGTTTTGCGGGGGACAAAACAAAAAGAGAATGCCACGGAATGGAAACCCTAGAGAAGTAGCTAAAAAGGTTATAGAGCAAATAACTAGAGGAGAGCTACCTAATAAAAAAAAAGCCATGATAGAGGTTGGTTATAGTTTGTCAACCGCTGGGGCGAAACAAAAGCAAGTTAGTGACAATATAGCGTATATAAAGGAGATGCAATCATTTGATGATATGCTTGATGATTTGATTTTAGACGCCGTGCAGAATTTGAAAGAAAAAAAAGACACTGCAAGCTATAGAGACTCAATGGATGGCGTATACAAGCTGAAAAAGCTTCAAAGACTCATCAATGGCGAGAGTACGGAGAATATCGCCAACAACATATCGGGACTTCTGGACAGTTTGGAATAGAATAAAGGTATATAGGTACCACTTTATTACTAAAGGCACCTTGTAGCTCATTGTAGAGCGTTAAAATAGATATGTAAGTTTGGTAAACTGCCAAATAATGGATAAAATAGCGAAAGTCTGGATCGGCTAAAATCATAATGCCCCAGCTCAGCAATATATTTTATTTGTTATATGTTAGTTTACGGCTTTAATAAGCCAAAAGTTTTGGAAATAAAAGCGAAAGAATCGGCAAGGGAGCTAGTCAGTGGAGTAAGTCCATAGCCTATGGGTGCAACTGTAACGCCGAAAGTAGCGGAATAAAGCCAAAACAAGACAAGTATCAACACTAGAACACATGCCTCAAGTCCTGGTAACCAGTCCAGCTATACGGGAAGAGTAGAGGAGATATACGATATTGAGAGGCTAATGGTTTTACTGACCGTTTGTTTTGTGGTGTTTTTGTTTACCAATCATACACACATCTGTACTTAATGGCTTATATAAAGCATTACGCGTACACTGTCGTATAACACACATTATACGACACTAGCAGAGTATTATTATATATGTCATAATGTTTATTTTTCTTTCTTTTTGATTGTTTGGAGAAAAAGAAAAGTATTGATTGAAAAGTTTGAAGGGTGGGGGGGGGTCGGTTGTTGGTTCGCTCGATGATAAGTTAAGTGACCCCACACGTAATTTTTCTAGTAAATTCCATAAGGGAAGTAAAATTACTAAACCCCACAAACAATATATTTCATTTTTTCCGTAAGATTACATAAGACCACTATGCTACAATTTATAAAAAATTATTTTTCACAGAAATTTTGTAAGAAAAACCACATGATTGAAATAACACTGAGAATCACAAGAGGAAACGAAATCGATATCTTCGGGGCAGCGATAAAAACGAAAGGAGAAGTTCTCCAGGCCGCGTCTAACCTTCTTCGGAAGTATGATAACCGTCTGGAAGGTTCAAAACTCGTATTCGTTAAAGGAAAGAATAAAGTCGTTATCAACGCTATGGCTTCTGACGATATGATCCGAGAGGCGACGAAGAAACTGTAATACTTACGAGTATTGCTGGTAAACAGTAACATTTACTTAAAAGAGAAACATCCACAAGGTACGAATTGCGTATTCTTCGTTAAAGATGCAATAGCAAAAGAGAAAAAAAGACTTCCGTCAGGGCTTACTACACTTAAAAGCAAGATTGATCTCATCAATTCACATACTCCTCATGTTGGGGACGTGGTAATAACTGACGAAAGCATTTATGGACATTTGGCGATTGTCCTTGAGGTAAGAGACGATGCCGTCGTAATAGAAGAAGGAAACTACATTCACGGGTATCGGACGTAATTACTCAAGCCTTTTTAACTTAGTGGTAAAGTGTCAGTTTTGTAAACTGGTCACCAGTGTTCGATTCACTGAAAAGGCTCACTTGTTAACAATTCATGCCGAATTAGTTAACTTTGACTGCGGAGCTTCCAGGTGTGAAACAGTCGAGATAATGGTATTTAGGGAAACCTATATACCCCTGGCGTAGAGGTTCAGTAACAATGCGTGACTCTTCTATCGTATGTCGGCAAACAGCGCTAGTCGCTCTATGATTATAAAAGTAAGAGTAATCGAAGTGGTCAAACGATGTGGACTGTAAATCCATTGCCCGAGGGCTTCGTAGGTTCGAATCCTACCTCTTGCACAAAAATATGATAGAGATAGACAAACAAAAAGTAGATAAGCTCGTTCAAAACAAAGATAAAAGGCTTTTAGATAAGGAGTGGCGGATGTCGCACCTTTATAAAATCAAGAACAAAGCAGGAGAAAGAGTTACTTTCAAAAAGAATCGAGTCCAGGAGCATTTTGAAAAGAACAAGCATACCTTCAACATAATGGTTAAGAGTCGCCAGCATGGTGTCACAACATACGAAGCGATAGACATGCTTGACGATACGCTCTTTAATAGGAACTTCGAAGCTCTGTTCATTGCTCATACCAAAGAAGATGCGATTAAGATTTTCGACAATAAAGTAAAATTTGCTTGGGATAACTTTCCTTTGCAGAAACTGTACTCTATTGATGCAAACCGATCGAATGAATTGAAGGTAAACTTCGGAGATAAGACATTTTCCTACATTACGGTCGCTAACTCCGGTCGTTCCGGTACATACAGACGCGTTCATATCTCTGAGTTCGCTAAATTATGCAAGATGTACCCAGAAAGGGCTTCTGAAATCATTTCCGGTACTATTCCTGCTCTTCCTATGGGGGCAAGGTGCGATATCGAAGGTACGGCAGAAGGTGAGAACGGTTTATTTGCGGATATGTTCTGGGAAGCCTGGAACCGAGGAGAGCCTGAGTATCCGAATCAATTCAAGGCACACTTTTACGGATGGCTTTGGGACGATGAACAGATTGCGAGAGTGGAAGATACTCAAATTGAATCATTTCTGAAATCGGAAGACTTCAAAACATTCGATGATTACCGGAAAGAACTCAAAGAAAAGAGGAAAACAGATATAAACGACAAGGAACTTACCTACTATTACATGAAGTGGATAAGTCTTAATAGAAACTGGCAGATTTTGAGACAGGAGTTCCCAACAACACCGGAAGAAGCGTTCGTCGGTTCGGGAAATAAACTCTTTGACCAAGATAAAATCGCAAGGCTACAACCGAAAGAAGGCAAGAAAGAAGGAGATTGGCTCATTTACGAAGATTATAACCGATTGGGGATGTATGTAATGGGCGCAGATGTCGCGGAAGGCGTCGGACAAGACTCTTCTACGGCCGCTATCCTCGATATTCATAAAATTCCTTACCAGGTAGTTGTTACATTTAAAAACAACAACATAGAACCAGACCAATTCGCCTACGAGTTGGATAAATTCGGAAGGCGATACGGGACATGCCTTATCGCTCCGGAAATAAACTCTATCGGACACACGACGGTCAGCAAATTGAAGGAAATCTATCCGAATGTATACAAAGAAGTTGATGGAAGGAAGGCGTTTGAAACAAAAAGTAAATTCGTAAAATCCATAAAGACTCTCAAGTACGGATGGAGAACAACGGGAGCTTCTAAGCCTATCATGCTCTACGATTTGAACGAAGCAATCAACAACGAGGAGATAGAGGTCAATGATAAGACGATCATAACAGAACTCCGAACCTACGATCGTGAGAACATTTCTCAGATACGATTCGATGAAAAACAAACAAAGCACTGGGATATGGTAATGGCACTGGCAATCGCATACCAATTACGCACTAAAATAGTGAGAGGGAAGACGCGCTCTTACGCAATACCAAGATAAATGCAAGATTGTAAAAACTGCAATAATATATTCAAAGGAAAAATAAATCAAGTTTTTTGTTGTAGGAGTTGCTATATAGAATATATCGGGAGAACCTCTGTAGCCAGTGCCATAAGATTTTGTAAGTTCTGCGCTAATGAATTCTCTAATAGACACAAAGAAAATTTATTCTGTTCAATTAGCTGCGCACAACTCTACAGAGCAGGAATTGGGTATAGGATTATTAAAAAAGGAGAAAAGCAGAAAAAAGAGCATATAGATAAAAGAGCTAATGCGCTAAAGGGTAGAAAATTGTCTCAAGAACACATAGAAAAAATAAGGGCAGTCCATATTGGAAGAGTTCAATCAGAAGAAGAAAAAGTTAAAAGAGCAAATTCAATAAAGAATAACACTCTAAATGGAAAGAGAAGAAGTCTTGAATCTAGAATGAAAGTTTCTGGAGAAAAATGTCACTTATGGAGAGGTGGCGTTACAAAGGAAAATCACAAAATAAGGAGTTCATTTGAATACAAATTATGGAGAGAATCGGTTTTTAAGAGAGATAATTACACTTGTATCTGGTGCGGCGCGAGAAGCGGGAGAGGAGTTAAAGTTACTCTCAATGCAGACCATATAAAACCATTCGCATATTTCCCAGAATTAAGATTCGCAATAGATAATGGCAGGACTCTTTGTCTTCCTTGTCATAAAACCACTGATACATACATGAAAAAACAAACAAAATGCAGGATTTAAGTCAATTCATACTAAGATATGCTGACGGTCGTGTCAGGTTGAGTCCTGATGTCGAATATAACCTTCAAGACGTTATATTTTCGAACATCAAGAACTTCAATCGTCAGTTCGAGGAACCATACTACGCGGACAAAACGAAAAAACTGTTTTATCCGCTGTCATATATTATGGCACGGACGCTTTTCGAGAACACCGACATTGATACGAAGGACATGAACCTTCGAGCGGAAAACCCTCAATCAGTCGATATTGCTGCTCTTATAAAGCCGGCACTGAAACAGTACCTTAAAGACTACGACTACGGAGAGGATTTGAACCTTATTCGACAGGAGCTCATCAATATGGGTCATGTCATCGTCAAAGAGGTTAACAATGAGTCGAAGATAGTCGATTTGAGGAATATCATCCGTCCACCGCACATGATGGGCATTCAGGATGGATCTTTCGTAGAAAAGGTTCTCATGACATGGGAAGACATGCTTGAGAGCAAAACTGCATGGGAAGAGCACTGGGATTTGGTTGAAGAAATCCATGAAGTGATGATAGGGACGACGACACCTATTATAGACGGAGAGACTATCAAAGGGCAATCGACCTCTAAAGGACGCAAACTTCCTGTTTCCGGTGGAAGCGAAACAACTTATTTCGTAGTATATGAATACTGGACACGGGATAACTTCAAAGTCGGGGGGAAAGAACTCTTCACGAAGGGGGTTATCAAATATCTTGATACAATGATTCTTCGCCCTGATGATAATCAAGATGCTTTCAACTGGACTCCTCAGATTGAATTGGAGCGATTCGCTTCACCGGAGTCTGCACGGATTAAAAACCAGAAACGACTTAAAGAATTCAAGAAACTCGGACTTACAGTCAATGGGGATGAGGAAAGAATCTATCCTTACGAGGAACAAAGACTGGTGACAGTTCCAGGACGGTGGTTGGGCGTCGGAGTCTACGAACTTACAACCCCGATGCAGGAACAATTCAATGAGATTCTCAACGACAAGCGTCGAATGGATCAGTTGGTTCACAAGGGTATTTTGGTTCATCGACAGCCTTCAAACGGAGATTCAAGCGGATTGACGCAGGAGTTTATCAATTCTCTTTCTACAGGGGCAATTATCAGCGTCGAACAGGACGAGGATTTGACTCGATTGAATCTTGGCAGTATGACGATTGATTTCATCGCTTCGGCTGATAAGATATTCGAACTCGCTCGCCAGGCCGCAGGAGTTACTGCTTCCGGTACAGGAGAAGAGCTTCCAGCATCCACTACCGCTACCGTTGCTGTTGCGAACCAGCAGAAAGCCAAGACTACCTTCGATATCATTATCGAGCAGCAAGCGTTGTTCTTTGAGAGATTATTTGAACGGTTCAAGCTCAAGAGTATTCTTTCTAACATGACTACTGAAGAATGGATACAGCTTTCCGGAGACCCGATGGAATTGAATGCTATCGAGGAACAGTATATCCGTAACTATGCTCACAATCAGGTTAACGAGGCTATAAAACGAGGAGAGTTTGTTCAAGAAGGAGAAATCGACCAACTCATTGAAGTCATCAAGTCTCAAAGAGAAGGAAAGCCACGATTCGTTCAGATAATTGACGAGATGATTAAGAATCTTCGTTTCACAGTAGAGTTCTTTGTCAGTAATGAGTCTTTCGATAAATTGAATCGTATCCGAGAACTCCAACAAGCTATTCAGAACGCGATCCAAGACCCGAACAATACACTCTCTATTACAAGATTGCAGCAAGAGGTACTCGATTTGCTTAATCTTTCAGGAAGCCGATTTAAGATGACTCAACAAGAAATCCAACAGAAGCAGGAAAATGAGCAGAGAATGGCGATGCTACAATCAAAGGGAGTGGGGTCAATGCAGTCTAACCCAACAGTCTTGAATGAAGGACAAAGGTTTGGAAATAATAACGCAACCGCATGAACATAGTAGACCCGAAAGACCTTCCTAAAGAAGGAGACACGACAAAGAAAGAAGAGAAGGCTATTAAGTTACGATCTTTCCAGGTGTCAGAACATTTTGGACTGGTAATGGAGGTAATCGAAGAGGCTCTCACACATTCTATCGTGCAAGAACTTTTATCAAAAAAAAATGGAGATGTTAATGAATCTGAAGTTGGTCGTCTCACACTTGTTGAATGGGCGGCTCGTACAGAAATACAAAAGATTAAAAATAAACTCACAAAAAATTATGAATGAAATGAGAAAAGAGGAAAATACTAATCCATTGCCAGAGATTAAAAAAGAGGAAGTTGAAGTAAATAAGAATCGTTTTGTTCTGAAACTAAAAACAAAACTCCCAGAGAATCCTTCTTATAACGATTTGGTTGTGTGGTGCATTGCGAGGAAAAACATCTCGATTTCTCAGAAGGAGTTCGCGGAACTTCCAGTAACAGTACAAGCGTTTTTCGAAATAAAATAATAATAATAAAAAAGTATGGAAGAAGATGAGTTAAATCCTAAGAACGGAGGCCAAAAGCCAAACCAGGATGAGGAAGACGAATTTGACTTCGAGTTTGAAGAGGATGAGGATGCGGGTGAAGAAGATGTTCCGGTAACCGATGAGGAAGCTGAGAGAATCGCTTTGGATATCCACAACAAAAAGACCGGGAAGAATTTCAAATCCTGGGATGATGTCGCTAAGTCGGTCAAAGAGGCTGATAAGGCGTTCGCTCAAAATCCGCAGAAGAAGAAACCAGAAGAAACACCTGCCCCACAGGCACAGCCGGTTAAGAAACCAGAGGTAAAACCTCAAACGCTCGATGCAAATGTGGTAAAGCAAGTAATGTTCCTAAGTTTTCCGGAACTGCGCACGGCACCAGAGACTCTTTCTGAGTTGAAGGAAGCGGCAGAGTTGAAAGGGGTAAGCGAGTTGAGTCTTTATGAGTCAAATCAGTATCTCCAAAACAAAGCCAAGGCCGAATCGAATATACAGACTGAAACGGATAAGAACAAAGGAAGAATAGCAAAGCCATCCGGTTCTGATGGTGGTGTACCAAAGATGAAGGTAACGAAGGAAGATGTCAAAATGGCAGAAAAATTCTTCGGAGGCGATATCAAACGGTACATGAAGAATAAGGTAAGTAAATAATAAAAAATATGTTTAAATACGTAAAAAGTTTAAACGCTAACCAGGGTCGCGTTCTCGTGCCTTTCACGATTACAGATGCTTCTGTGATTAGCGTCGGTGAAGCTGTAAAGCTTACATCCGGAAAATTGGTAACTTGGGGTGCTGGCGCTGCTGGATTGGGCGTTGTTGAGTCTATCAAGAATGCTAACGGTTCCGCAGTAACGGACAATGGTGCTAGTGCTGATTTCCATGGTACATATACTGCTCCTACGAGCAATACAGTACAAGCATGGGTTGATGTTTCGAAAGAATCTGTTTATTCCGCTCCTGCTGATGCAGCTCTTGGAACTACGACTGGATCTAATCTCGCTGGATACAACATTGACTGTGATTCTACATCGCAGACATTGGCTGAAAGCTCGACTGTTTCTACAACAGCATCGTTCTTCATCCTTGGTCTTGATACATCTGCAGACGCTCCTGATAATTCGCTTTTCGTGACTGTTCAAGAGTCCCAGAAGGAAATCTAATCTAAAGAAATATGGATACAAGTAAATTTTATGAGTTTGACTTGGGCGTAAGCGCTCGAATCAACGAAATCATCGAGGATACCAAGGATATGGCGCCTAACTGGATGTCATACGGTATTTTCGATAAGGTTACTCCTGACAGTATGATTTATCGTACGAAGGGTGTGACAGGATTGGGACGAACAAAGAAGTTCGCTGAAGGATCGACAATCATCTATGATGAGACCTATCCTCAGTACCAGACAGAATACCCTATGCAACAGTTCGGTTTGGGTGTTACTATCTCGCAACTTCTGATGAAGACTCGCCCATCCGAATTGGAGACGAAGTTGGATGAAGTTCGCCAGTTGCGAATCGCAGCTAACGAGTCTATCGAGAAGAACGCATGGCAGATTTTCGTTGACGCTTTCGTAACGACTGACTCTGACAGTGACTCCCCGACATTTCGTTTGGATGATGCAGTATCTCTTATCAGCGCATCTCACCCATCTCGTGTTGCTGGTGTTGCAGTTCGTTCTAATAAAGTTGTTTCCGCAGGTGTCACTAACCCTACACTCGGAGAAACTGCTTTGTTTGAAGCTCAGCGAAAAATCGCAGAACAGCTGAATGGACGCGGATTGCCTATGAACTATAACGGAGGTTACCTCTTGTTGGTTCCTAAGGCTCTTGAAAAGACTGCTGTTGAAATCACGAAGTCCACAAAGCGTTCCGGTACAGCCAACAACGACTTGAACTACTTCGAAGGTACTATGGATGTTGTTTCTACAACATATATCGGAGCAGCCAATGGTGGTTCTGATACAGCATGGTTCCTTATCGCGAAGGACGCTCCTGTGAAGTCATTGAAGTACGCTTCCCTTATTGATCCAAAGATCGAGAAGGATACTGACTTCGATACGAAGACTATCAAAGTGTCCGTTGATGGAGCATACGCTTTCGGCTATTCCTGCTGGGAGTATGTCGTCGGTTCTACAGGTTTGCTGAGCTAATCAGCTGACCTATCGTGGGGCGGTTTAGACCTCGATTAGTCATCGAGAGGAAACCTAAGGGGATTATATATCCGCCCCTTTAAGACTAACTAGAAAAAATAAATTATGGGTTTTACAGATTTTGACAAGGTTCGTGCGAATCTTGTTCAGGCAGACCAGTTCATCGGAGCTTCGATGGTAACTCAGGGAAACATTTGGTATGTTCGCCCGGGAACAGGAAGCGATACTTTGGACGGTACAAGTCCTTCAACAGCTTTTGCCACTTTGGCTAAGGCTCTTGCTAAGGCGACAGCCAATCAGAACGACGTAGTGTATCTGATGGCTGAATCCAATACAGCTGCTGACACGACTGATTACCAGGCTACAGCGTTGGATTGGAACAAAGACGGAGTGCACATCATTGGTATCGGTTCCGCTCCTATGATCGGACAGCGTTCTCGAATTGCTCAGCTTTCTACAGTAAAAACAATCGAAGACCTCTTCACTGTTTCTGCTGATAATTGTCTTATCGCTAACATCGAGGTTTTCCACGGTGTCGCAAGCGGTACTCAGACAGCTGGACGGGCTATGGTTGTCTCAGGACAGCGTAACCGTATTGTGAACTGTCAGATTTCAGGTATCGGTGATTCATCTTTCGATGACGCAGGTGCTCGTTCTCTCGCGGTTACAGGTGCTGAAAATACATTCCAGCATTGCTATATCGGACTCGATACAGTAATTCGTGCGACTGCTCAGGCTGAGGTTACCGTTGGTGATGTTGCGAGGACTATCTTCGAGGATTGTTTCTTCAACACTTACACTTCGGCTGATGGATTCTTGATGGTAAAGTATTCCGCTCCTGATAGATTCATTCTCTTCAAGAATTGTACATTCAGTGCGATTAACAACATTACTTCCGCAACGGCTCCTGCTGCTGCACTTTCTGCCGGAACTTCGGTTAATGGTCAGATTATGATTCAAGGAAGTTCATTCTTTGGATTTGATAATGTTATCGCTTCGACTGATGCTAAGGTTTTGATGTCGAGTTTTGCTGCTGGCGTTGGTGTTGACCAAGGTCTCGGTGGTTCGACTACTATATCTTAGTCTATCTTTCTCTCTCCATCTGCAGGTGGGGAGGATAAGATAAATTAACATAATAAAAACAACATGATAGCACCACGCGAAGATGGAGGTGAAATAATGCAACTCTCTCCTGCACAAGCAGCTCTTGGTAGAACATACGATACAACTATAAGTACAGCAACATCTGTCACTCGAGCCACAGGAGCTAAGCTTATGGAGATACAGGCAATTTCCAATGGAATATTTGTGCGATACCTTACAGCGGCAGACACAACAGCAGTTACGAATGCAAATTTTGATGAACATATTTTAGCTGATACAATTAGGCATTTTTTCTTTCCTGATAATTGCACAGCTGTATCTTTTCTTGAAGATACGTCAGCAGCAACACTTATAGTTATTCAAAAAGCATAAACTTATGAAAAATATATCTAGTCTTGGGTCGTTAGACTATCTTGGATATGGAGGCATGCAACCATCGGCTGTTCAGCCTTCATTCTACATGCCACTAAAAAACACTCTTGTCCCTGTAAGAGGTACTGGTAGTGCTACTTTTACCCGTGCGACAACTGCAACACTTACTGATTTTGAAAGCTTATTGAAGACTGCTAAAGCTGGTGAAGCAAGGTTTGAAGGTGCGAGAAGGGTTGAGAATTTAATACTTAACTCGGCTCTTAATGGAGGTACATCTCCTACAAGCTGGATTGTTTCATCAGGGACAAACAGAACATCCGCATTATCAAATCTTAATGACAACCATAGTGCAATTACATTTTCATCTGCCGGAACAAGAGAAATATTGAATCAGTTTATATCTTGTGAAGTAGGTAGAAGTTATCGACTTGTAGCTTATTGTGAAGCAGTAAGTGGGAATTCAAGTGATACAAGTATGGTGATAACAAGCAGTGGGGGAACAGGGAGCACATCAGCAGGAGCGTCAGTATTAACTTCGAATATGGTGGCTGGCAAGTATATAGTTTCAAATATAGCTGACTGTACTGCTAGTGGTACACTTTCTTTTCGCATAGGGTTAGGTACAGGGAGCACACCAACAGGAACAGGGAGTATTACTCTCTCACACATACAAGTAGAAGATGTAACAGGTAAAGCCAATCAAAATCCTAGCGAATATGTGAGTAGTGGAGTTCTCTCCGCTCCTTATCACGGTGCAGGTGTAGACGGAGTTAAATACTTCACCACTCTAAATGGCAATACTGTATCAGGCAATGTCGTAACTGAAGCCACAGGTTCAGCAATCCCAGAAGCTACCTTGAAAGGAGTGATGATTGAGGTTGCAAGTACGAACTTAAGCGTATATAGCCAAGATATTAGCGTTGTAAATTGGACGAAATTCAAAGCGTCTGCATCAGTTTCAGGTATAGCCCCAGATGGTACTAGTACAATGGGATTACTAACCGAAGATGGAACTTTGGGAATACACTATACTTATCAAGCCAAAACAGTAACAGCTTCAACCGTATATACTTATTCAAGATATTATAAATATAATGGTCGTTTTGTTAGACATAGTTATGTGACAGGAGGAAGTGTTAATGGATGTTATTGTGATGTAGATTTACAAAATGGAACAATAGTGAACTCTGGTGCATTAGGTTCTGGAACATTTTCAAAGGCTACTATTGAAGCTCTCCCAAATGGTATATATAGAGTATCACTTACGGGAAGTATAGGGACTGCTACCACTGGGTATATAGTTTCTACAGTAAGAGATGTAAGTACGAATGTATTGACAGAAGCAGGTCAATTCTATACGGGGAACAGTACATCAGGAGCTTATGTTTGGGGTGCTCAATTCGAACAACTCCCTATGGCAACAACCTACATCCCTACAACAACCGCTTCCGTCACTCGCAATGCTGATGTCCTTACTTTCCCGAATGCTGGCAATGTATCAGATACTCAAGGCACGGTGCTGATGACTGTTATCCCTGCTTTCGATATTCCGAATAGTGTAGTTGTTGGGTATGGGTATAGTTTCCTTGTAGATTTTGGAAATAATAATGGGCAGATTTTCTTGCACAATGGGGGATTACGCCGTGAGGACGGGACATCAGCAGTTGTAACACCTGCTTGGACACCACTCAAAAATATTACTTACAAAATAGGTTCTCGTTATGGTTCTGTTGGTCAAAGAAATTGGTTAAATGGAACTGCTGGAACAAATGGAGCTTTTGATGGTTCTATCAATTCAGGTACAAATATGAAAATTGGTGGGTATGGTGTAAGTAGTGATTACAACTGGGGTGGGAATATTAAGAATGTAAAAATATATAAAAAGGTTTTGAGTGATGCAAAAATTACTTTATTAACTACATAAAATTATGGATATCCAAGTATGGTTCACCAGTGATATACTCCCTGAGTTTTCACAATTCGATAAAATTCTTTATTCACCTCTAGTATCTAATCAGATGCTAGATATAGGGAATACAGTCAATGGAAGGCATCTCGTTAGGTGTATGACTACAACGGATAAGATAGATACTATTCTGTATTATCTTAATCTTCTAGGAAAGACTCCAATTATATTGGGAACTCTGGATATTGACGGAAATGACTTACTCGATGATCAAGGGAATGTAAAATATCCTCGTGATTACACGACTTATAATTCATTCTTTGCACCTGATGCTAATGGAAATATTCCTGCTGGCAATATAAGTGCAGGATGGACGGATTTTGATTTTATTCCTGAAATTATTTAATATGAAACTATATAATCCAATTTTAGGAGGAAGCCTTATCAAGTTGGAAGATAATAGTAGTTTCAATCAAGATACTTTTATGGAGTTCGATAATGGATATGATATGGTTCTTAAATATCCATTCCTTATCAAAATAGAAGAAGAAAAGTATTCACCCGATTCTTGCGAAGATACTAGGAATATTCCAATGAAAGAATGGTATTCAGGAAGAGCTACAGCAAGACTTGCAGATGAACTACAATCTATTACAAATGGAGTACAAAAATCATTAGAAGAAGTAAAATCAACTATTGAAGTTACTCAGGATAATGTTTCATCAGATTTAGCAAGACTTTCTGTAAAATTATCAGCAACAAATAGTGTATTAGAGGAAATATCTCAAATTACTTCGCAAACACAAGAAATAAATACAAAAATACTTGAAGAGTTAATTCTTCAAAGAGAATCAAAATTCTCATTTAAAAAACTATTAAGGTTAAAAAACTTTAACGACAAAAAATAATGTATTGGAATAATCAATATAACACATACGAGATAGGAAGTTCCTCAACTGGAGCAACTCTAACTGCAGCTTATACAGGGAATACAAGTACTATTGATATAAAAGGATACAAACTTGTTACTGTGTATATTGACTATATTCCAGCAGTTGACACAAGTGACGCTTACATTCAATTAGAAGCCGGCCCAGACTCTGCAACACTTTTTCCTAAAACAGCCCTTCTTGATTTAGACACTACAGGAGAATCATCTACTCGAAGTCACATATTCAAGTTTGAAGCAGTAACTGCAGGCGTATCAGTAAAGCGAAGACTACTCGTAGATACAGCAGACTTGAAACTTAGAATATCTGCAAAGGAAGTAACTTCTGGAGCTTATGGGACTATTAAGATAATCGTATGTCGGCATGAACAATTCGACTAAAGAAAGAATACTATGCAATTAAGCACAATACGAGACGAGGTACGTTGGTTAACAAAAACTGATACTTCCACGTTTTCAAATACAAATATCAATCGGGAGATCAACATAGCATACCAGTCTATTATTCTTCAAATTCTCAAAACTCAAGGGTATAAGAATACTACTGGTAAACATGTTTCTACTTCACTTCTCTCTACGTCAGGACTGGTATCGGGTGATCTAGGTTTCAATGGAGAATACCCATTTCCTACAGATATGCTTCGACCTATTCGTTTTGAATTGAAGTACGCTGCTACAGATACTCCAGTTCCTTGTAGGATATATGATATGTCACAGAATGGTACAAGTGAGTCTGATGATGATGCAGTAAGCACTTTAGCTGGTGAAACTGAGCCAATAGTAAAATTCTTCCACGATTCATATTTCATACGACCATTAAAGACTACTACGGGAGATATTACAGGAGGTATACATATATGGTACGAAGCGAGACAAACTGCACTCTCAGCCGATGCAGATGAACCACAATTCGAAGAGAGCCTACACGATCTTTTAGCACTCATGACAGCAGAAAGATTCTATATGAGGCATCCATCAAAAACAAACTCAACGGTACTTAGAGATAAGGAAGTTAAGTTAAGGGAGTTACGATCATTCTATAGAATACGAATACCAGTTTTGAGACAACTTACTCCTCAAAGAATAAACTTTGCTTAAATGGCAATTTCTTATACTACAATATCTAAACCTAGTAGTCCGTCATATACAACGGTAGGAAAGCCTAGTAGTCCTTCATACTCTGAAATTGGAAAGCCAGTTAGTCCAATACATTCTGATATAGGTAAGCCAAACTACTTTGAAGATTTCTTATTTCAAGATGGAGAGAACTATTTATTTCAAGACGGTGTTCAGTTTGTTATACAGATGAATATACAGAATATTTATTCTTCTATCTCTAAACCATCAGTACCTAGCTATACCACTTATCAAAAACCTTTATGAGTCAAAAATTAACAGACCGCTCAGCATTAGCGGAAAAACCAGCAGTCGGAGACCTTTTCCATGTCGTAGACATCAGTGATACAACTGATAGTGCGTCAGGAACGAGCAAAAAGGTGACGATG